ACCATTACAAACGTCAGTCAAATTGCATACGGCGCAAGCACAGTTCCATCATTGCCAGGCACGATATAGGGGATTCGTCGGGGGCCGTGGTGCGGGCAAATCTTGGATCGGCGCATACGACATGATCAAGCGCGCCATGTCGCCAGAAGGCCGTGGTCGTCTTTACCTGGTGGCCGCTCCAACGTATCCAATGTTGTCCGACTCATCGATCAGAACGACCGTTGAAATATGCCGCATGTTGGGCGTGTACAATCATGATTCGCTGAAACGTCAACCGCCTTCACTACTTTTGCCGAACAATTCTGAAATTCTATTTCGATCGGCCGACGATCCGGAACGACTACGCGGTCCTAACCTATCCGGCGTCTGGCTCGACGAAGCCTCCCTAATGAGTCACGAAGCTTACACGGTCGCCATCGCCACGTTGCGAGAACGTGGTCAAGCTGGCTGGCTATCCGCCACGTTCACGCCGAAAGGCCTAGGGCATTGGACCTACGATACGTTTGCCACTGGCAAGCCAGATACCGCCCTGATTCGAGCGCAAACAAAAGCTAATCCGTTCCTCGACGCAGGATTCATTACGGCGCTGGAGGCCCAATATAGCGACCGTACCGCATTGCAGGAACTGTCGGGCGAGTTCGTCGATTCGGAGGGCGCTGAATGGCCAGCCGAACATTTTGGCCCACATATTTGGTGGAACGGTTCGTGGCCTCAATTGCAATGCAAGGTTATCGCCGTCGATCCATCGAAAGGCCGGGAAGCGAAGCAAGGCGACTTTAGCTCGATCGTTATGTTAGGCCGCACCATGGATGGCGCGCTTTATGTCGATTCCGATATGGTGCGAGTCAATACCGAAGTGCTAGTCGATATGATTCTTGAAAGACAACGTGAGTTCAACGCTGACCTAGTCGTGATCGAGGCCAACCAGTTTCAAGAACTTATCGCCGTTCAACTCATGGAACGCGCTCGAGGTCGAGGCATGGGCATACCTTGCAGGCCAATCGTTAACGTGGTCAATAAGCTGGTCAGAATCAGGCGACTAGGACCATACTTGTCGCAACGCCTATTTCGTTTTCGGGACACGCCTCATAACAAAATCATTGTCGAACAGATGCGAGATTTTCCAACCGCTTCACACGATGACGGGCCGGATGCGCTCGAAATGGCATTACGTTGTATGATAGAATTACACAATGGCCGTCAAGGCAAAATGGTGACGAGGTTAGTGACATGAGCCAGCCAACATGGTTTCAAAAGCTTTTCGGCATAAAACCAGCCGATTCCACGCCATCGTTATCGCAACAAAGAATCGAACTTGAAGAACAAATCAAAATCAATCGGCTCAAAAAAGCCGTGAGACTAACAGAATCAAACGCCGATACCGATTACTGGCTTACGGCGTATTCTGACCTATTGTCCAGATATAAAGACGGATTCGCCCTAGCATACCCGATTACGCAACCTACCGATCGTCGTTACGGCGGAAACTTCCCGTTCTGGTATTCGGAACAGCAACTAGGCTTGATCCGCGCTCAAGCTCGATTACTTAGCACAATGAATCCAAACGCTCAAGGATTGCTAAACGGGTTGTGCAGTTATGTTATCGGATCAGGCTACAAATATGACGTGGTTGGCAAGCCCAATCGTGAAGTACCAGACGAGATTTTAGTCAAGGTTCAAGATTGTATCGATAACTTTATTGACCAGAACGCATGGACAGAAATGGAGCAAGAATTGTTTTGGCGATCGCGGGAAGACGGAGAGTTTTTCCTACGATTATTTCCGCAAGAAAACGGAAAGATGATGGTCAGAGTCATCGAGCCGGAACAAGTATTCATGCCAGTAGGCCAACAAATTGCAGACTTTAGTTACGGCATCAAAACAGAATTAGATGACGTTTGTAACATCTTGGCTTATGCAATCTCATACATTGCGCCAATGGGGGAAAAGGGCGATAACCCGATGGCGACTGAAGAGGTTCCGGCCGACGAAATTATTCACGTCAAGGTCAATGTCAAGCGCAATATCAAAAGAGGCTTATCAGACTTTTCTTACGACACGCTTGATTCATTTGCCGCCGCTGGCAAGCTACGCGCCAATCTGGGCGATGGAGCCGCCGTTCAAGCCGCAATCGCCGGTGTTCGCCAGCACGACGCGTCGTCGTTTTCTCAAGTTGATTCGTTCGTTGGCGCTCAAACAGACTATGCCCAATACAGCCCGGTAACACAAAGAGCAACGGACTTCCAACAAATTAAAAGCGGCACATTTTTAGATATCCCGAAAGGAATGAACTACGTGCCGCCGCCGGGAGCCGCTGCTTCGCAAGGTCATCTTGAGATCATGCAGGCGTTGCTACGATCGGCTGGCAACCGCCACAACGCGCCAGAATGGCTTGTGTCAAGCGACGCCAGCAACAACAACTATGCCTCAAGCATGACCGCCGAATCGCCCTTCTTGCGCCATTGCAAACGATTGCAAGAACTATACAAACGACCATTTCTAAAAGTCATCAAGGCCGCAATTCAAAACGCCGCCGATGCTGGATTGTTGCCAATCAACATTCTTGATTTTGTGGATATTTCAGCAACCCCGCCAGAGCTTGAGGTTCAAGACAAGGCCGGAGTAGCTCAAGCCAATCAGGCATACGTTGCCATGGGCGTTAAGAGCCGACAAACAGTCGCTCAAGAACTCGGTCTCGATTGGGATACCGAAATAACAAACAATCAGGAATACGCCGAACAAATGGGCGGCGGCGCGCCATTGCCAATGCCTGGCGATGGATCGCAACCAGCGCAAGAGCCAGCGCAAGAAGAAGAGGCTATGCAAGTTTCTGGTGAATCGGAAGTCGATGACAAAATATCGAAACTGCGCGGAGAAGGTTATCCGCAAGATCAAGCAATCGCAATCGCTCTTGACATGAAACGGCGTGGCGAAATAACAGAATGAATCATTTATCAAGCGTGATGGCCGCGAAGACTGGTATCCATGCCGTGGATACCGTTATTCGCATTGATCGTCAGGCCGACAAAATCGATCGCCAGACCGAAAAAATCTGGCGCAAAATCCTTGCCATCATATCGTCGTCGTTGTCATCCGACATGCAACGACAAATAACATTATTACTTCGTGAGATTCAAGCCGTCGCTATGGCTGGCGTGGCCGATGCGTTACGTGATGCCGTTCAACGGTCACGATTACGAACCGCCGCAACGCTGGCCGATAAGGTGCCGATCGAATACCTATCGTTGGCAATGGCCAGCGAAAAAAACAACGCCGTCGCACGTACACGAATTGCCGAAGGCCGTCGAGCAACCCCGGCGGAACGTCGGCGAATTGAGGCGCAATTATTGCCCGATGACGATGAGGAAACTGTTGACCGGATCGTGTATTCGCCATCAGGGCAAACGACATGGCAACAACGAATGGCGCAACAAACGTCGCTGGCGTCGCCGGAATCGGTGGCGCAAGACGTGACTATGGGAATGCTGAGAGGTGAGACGCCAGGTCAATTGGCTCGACGCATGGCCCCAACCGTGCAGAACGTGCGTACAACCGCCCGACGCGTAGCAAGAACAGAATCAACCCGATGTTCAACCGAAGCCAATCTTGAGATCTACGAAAACCTAGGCGATATCATAATCGGCTACCAAATTAACGCGACAATGGATTGGCGAGTCCGTCCGCATCATGCCGCTCGAAATGGCACAATCTATTACCGAAACCCGCGTCCCGGTCAAGAATCAATGCTTAGAATGCCACGTCCGCCAATCGAGGAAGATGGCACGGTAGCGCATAATTGTCGATGCAATCTGTCGCCGGTATTTCAGCCAGCCGAACACATTGAAAATGATCCGGCGTTGCGTGCATTATTCACGGATCGGCAAGGCGACATTATCCCGGATCCGGCGACATACGAGGAATGGTTCGCTCAAGCGCCGCCTAGCGAGAGACGTTGGGCTGTTGGCGCGCGCCGATTGCGTGCTGCTCAAGATCGTCTCGAACCGGGCGAACAACTGAAATGGGCGTCGGTTATTGATCCGCGTACCGGTCAATTGCTCAATCACGATACGATCGCCAATGAGACCTCGAGACGCCGACAAGCGCGGATAGCCGCTGTTGATGATATCGTGGCCGAGAGGGCCAATCTGGCGCAACAGGTCGCCACATTTGGCTACATACCGCCAGAACAACCGCCGCCAGACGCAATCGTCATCGGGCCAATGCCGCCAATGGCCCCTCCTGGCATGCCTCCGGTATCGGTCCAGCCAACATCGTATCCGCGTGCCGATCATCGCATACCAGCGCCGCCAGCGAAAACACCTCCGCCAGCAACCCCGACATTGCCGGAACCTAAAGCCAAAATGTGGAGGGCACCAAAAATCCGGATGGCGCAAAAGTTCGTTCAGAAACCAAAACCAAAACCGCAACCAAAGAAAATAACAAAAAAGAAACCGGGCAAAACTATCAAAAAGAAACCAATCAAAAAGCGAAAGAAGTAGTATCCTGTTGACAATAACGAAATCGAGGTTGTATCTTATAAACATGGCCACAAAGTTTTTCGTTACCATTGTTGAAAGTTCCGGATCGTCTAACCGCATGGTTGTCGATCGTGAGAACGGTATCATCCGTGGAGTCAAGGTTTTAGGACTCATCAGCGATAACGGCCGACAGTACTTGCCATCCGCCGTTAAGGCCGCGCAAAAAATGTATGAAGGCGTCAAGGTTAATATCGATCATCCAGCGCACGCCGACGATTCCCGCAGTGCTACCGATCGATTTGGCAAGCTAATCAATATTCATTTTGTCGAAGGCGAAGGCCTTTACGGCGATCTTGAATTCTTGACAACTCATCCGATGGCCGCTCGAATCTGCGAAGCCGCCGAACGCATGCCAGACGCTTTCGGCCTATCACATAACGCTCAGGGCGAAGGCGACGAAAAAGACGGTATTTTTGTAGTTTCAAAGATTGTGGAAGTCCGTCATGTTGATGTTGTGGCCGATCCGGCAACAACAAAATCACTAAGCGAAAGCATCAAAAAGGAGCCCGCAATGGAACCTGAGAAGAAGATGGAAGCCGATATGATGGCACCAGAGCCAAAGAAAACCATGGAAGCCGACAACGCTGAGTTCGGCGCGAAAGCCGCTGAAATCATCAATGGCGAAGGCGACACTTCCAGCAAGGTGAAGGCCCTGGTAGAACTTGTTGACGCCATGTACGGCCAATCTGACGACTCCGAAATTGACGAACAGGAAGAAGTTCCATCAGAAGAACCTTCAGAAGATGACGAAAAAAAGGCCATGGAAGGCGATGGCTATGGAGCGGACGCCAAAAAGAAGGACGAGAAGAGCGACAAAAAGTCCATGGAAAGCCGGGCATATGTCGCAAAGCTTGTTCACGAAGCTGGCATCACGCTAACAGAATCGCTTGTTTCTGATTTGGCATTGTTGCCAAAAGAAGCGGCTCAACGACAAGTCCGTAGGATTGCATTGGCTCAAAAGTCAAGCAAGCCAAAATCATCCGGCTACATTGCTCCAATCGCGGAATCAAAGATTCCCGCTGGATCAGATATGTTCGCATGGTTGCGTTCCTAACATAATTATTTAAGGAGTTTTGAAATGGGATCGACTTTTGGCGGATCTAAGTTTGTTCTCCCCGGACCGGTTGTCACAACCGTTCTTAACGTGCCAGCATCCACGCAGATTAGCATTGGCGATCTGTTGTATTGGAATGGTACTGCGGCTGTTCCATTGTCGGCCGCTACCGGTTCTGGTACTGCGCTGATCGATCAGGCCACGATCGCCGCATCATTTGTCGGCGCATCGCAACAAGGTCGTATTTCAGCCCAAACGACAACCGGTTATCCGGACTTTCCAATTACCGGTATCGTGATTGCAACCGACGTAATTTACGAAGCCGATTGTGCTAGCGCAACTTTTGAAGTTGGCGATCTGGTAGGCGTGGTATCTTCAGGTGCGGCAGCCGCTGGCGCTATTAGTGATCAAGCGGTTGTTGCTGTTTCGCAACCTAACCTTGCAATCGGTTATGTTGTTCAGAAATATTCCAGCGCAACAACTACGGTACGCGTTCGGTTGCTAGGCAAAAATCAAATTGCTTTTGCCAATCCAAACGTCCGCGCTTTGGGCGAAGCTCAAATTGTTGGCCCTGGTACTTTGGCCGCTGGTGCCGCCACTACGCTTACCGTTGGATCTGCGACGATCCAAGTCGGCACTCCAACGGCTGGCCGTGACGTGAACTTGCCAGCCGTGGCGTCATCTAAAGGCCTTGTGTTTTACATTGTGAACACTGCGGCCGCTACCCATGCTTTCACGGTGAAAAACGCTGGTGGAACGACCATCGGATCAGTTGCCGCCACAAAAACCGGTATCTTTTTCTGCGACGGCGCGGCATGGTATGCGACAATCGGATCGTAACAACAAAATCACAAGGGGGAATTTGAAATGATTAATGTTATCAAGATGCGCGACTTGTTCGAGTCGCGAGTTAAGCAAAGTAACGGCCGCTGGCGTTTCCTAACAGAAATGCGTCAAGGCCTTGGCTTGTGCGATGCCAACGGTTCAGATCATCGGGACATGGCTGGCAATCGCGTTCTCAAGGATCGCCATTTGCGCGCCGAAAACTTCAGCCTTGCCGAATTGGCTGAGGCTATCGTTGGCCCAACGTGGCGCACCTTGTTCAACCCGGATAGCCGGGAAATGGGACGCTACACCACGGCTCGATCGCTGGTTGAAGCTGGAACCGATAGCCGGTCACTGATCGAATCTGGTATCGGCGTGGATCCTACCGCATTTCTGAATATCAACACGTTTACCAGCGTTGTTGGCGGATTGGTCGAGGTTAAAATCCTCGAAGCCTTCAAGAATCCAGTTTTCATCGGCGACACAATTTGTCCAGCCGAACCAACAAAATTGAACGGTCAAAAAGTTATTGGCGTAAACCGCATTGGCGACAAGGCCAAAAAGCGTTTGCCAGGTGAATCTCACACGCGCGCTCAATTCAACGAGCGTTATGTGACGACTCCAGAAACCCGCGAAAACGCGTTGGCCGTTGACGTGTATAAGGAAACTGTGTTTTTCGACCTTACCGGCGATATTCTCAATGTCGCGGCTAGCGTGGGCGAAGAACTCGGTTATCGTCGTGAACTGGAGATCCTCGGACTTGTTACCGGCGCTCAGAATAGCTTCAATTATTCTGGTACGGCTTACAACACCTACTCAACCACGCTCAACGCTGTTGGCTACCTGAACGATCTTTCCAATCCACTTACGGACTGGACCGCTCTTCAGGCCGATATGCTAAGATTTGCGCGTATGCAAGATCCGGGCACTGGCAAGCGTATCCTGATCACTCCGGATACGATTCTGGTGAATCCAGCCAAAATCGCAACCGCAAATTTGATCATCGCCGCTACCAGCACGGAACGCCGAACGGGCGCTGGCGCTTCTCCTGCACAAACAACCAGCAACCCGCTTAACATTAGTGTTACCGGTAGCAACCCTTACTCCGGCCAATTCCAGATCCTTTCCAGCCCATTGCTTGAACAGGTTTGTACTGCGGCCGCAGTTGATGGCGGTTTGGCTCTTAGCCAGGCTAACGCCGACGAATATTGGTGGATGCTCCAATCTGGCAAGTCGTTCCGCTACATGCAGAACTACCCGCTATCGGTTGCTCAAAGCGCACCTAACCAGTATGAAATGCTCGACAAGGGCATTGTCGCCAGCTACTTCGCCAACGAACGCGGTATACCTAGCGTGTGGAGCCCATGGCACATTGTGCGTAACACCAACTGATTCTTGTAACAAAAATGGAGTGACCTGATGTCAAAATTAAGTGGCATCACGCAAAAGCCTGCCACAGCGCAGGCTTTTGGCGTGTTCAAAGTAAGTTACCCGCTTTGTCCGACATTGCACGTCGAGGCGAGAGACGAGAACGACGCGGCTCAAAAGTACCGCGATTATTATGATCTTCACCGATGCAGGAATCCAAAAGTGGAGCGCGCTAATGGCGGCCGTTGACGATTTGAACACGGCGATCAATCAAGTCGCCGCAACAATCAAGGATATCACGCTCAATCCAAAACCGGATTATAGCGTGAATGGCCAGTCGGTATCGTGGGCGTCATATTTGTCGATGCTCACCGATCAAATAACAAAACTACAACAAGCGCAACAATCCC